CGGAGGATAGCACGATGCGGTTCACCGTGAGCCGCAACACAACGGCGACGCGCGTAAATAGCAGCGGGTTGATTCAGAGCGTCGCGTCGGGAGTGCCGCGCATCGATTGGCTGGGGCAGTCGTGCCCTGCCTTGTTGGTTGAGGCGAGTGGGCAGAATTTGGTGTTTCAAAGTCAAAACATAACAAGCGGAACTGTAACATCTTTTTCGCAATGGTTTGATTCAGCAAGTTTACAAGGGACAAGCACTTCGGTTCAGAATAATGTATCAGGAATTATTGCTCCTGATGGCACGCAGAGCGCATCATTAGTGTCAATGACAAGGCTTAACGTTACAGGCTCTACGGGCAGTTTAACTTATGTATCTCAAATTCAAAATTTAGCGGTTTCTGGAACATATACAAGCACAATTTACATAAGAGCAAAAGATAGCAATCAAGTTGGAAAGCAGATAAATGTGTGGCAATGGAATGGAAGTGCTACCATAAACATGATTTTGGTTACACTCACTAATGATTGGCAGAGAGTTGAAACAACAAAAGTCAGCACTTTACCATCAGGGAATAGAGAGTTACTGGCCTTTGGATTCCGACAAAATCAAGGCAATGATTTAAGCGCAGAATTTTATGTTTGGGGTGCGCAAGGTGAATTAGGCAGCGTCGCGACCACATACATCCCCACAACGACAGCAGCAGTCAGCCGTGCCGCTGATACCATCATCGCATCGGGGGCGCTTGTTAGTGGGCTGATAGGCCAAACCGAGGGGACGATTTATGCGGAGGTGGATGTCAAGGCGTTGCAAGGCACAGTTGCCAAAACATTTATAGATATTGGTGCGACAAACAATCGCATATTTATTGGCTTTACGAGTTTAGCAAGTAATACCATTCGGTTGCAAATAGACACAAGTGCAAATCCTGCAAGAGTAGATATTAGGTCAACCGTGTCATCAGCGGGGATAATAAAAGTAGCTGCTGCTTACCAAAGCGGTAACTGTGTTTTGTATGTTAATGGCGTTGCAGGTACTGTATCGGCTAATGACTCCTTATCTTTTTCAACGCTCAGTAGTGTATTTATAGGCCAAACTATTGCAGGAACAGCATTTCTCAACGACCGCATCCGCGCCGCTGCCCTCTACACAACGCGCCTCACCGATGCCCAACTCGCCGAATTAACCCGACTATAAATGCCGACCTTCCGCAAATACGAGTTTGACGTTTACGCTAACTTTCGTAGTATTCACGATATAGAGGCTGCACCGCATTTCTGCGTGGAACTTGGCCACATCAACCCCGACAACTCTAAGGCGTACTGCGTCGACATACTTTGGGACAAAGACGAACCTGAACACTGGAAACAATATCAGGTATGGCCTCCGCCTGTCGGGGTGCATACCTTCCTCGGCTGGGATGACCAGTACGGCAAAGACTACACCGAGCGCGACGACGTATCTAACACACTAAACGAAGATTAACAATGATAGACTTCCTCAAAAGCATCGGCATCAACCTCGGCCTGACAATCGCCGGCTTCTTCGGTGCACTCCTGCTTGCACCAAAGATGAAGAACTGGAAAATGCAGCTGATCGCCGTGCTTAGCGGCACACTATCTGCCACCTACATCGCGCCTGTTATCATCGGCATCCTAAACATACAAGCACCCAACATCGAGTACGGCCTCGCCTTCATCGTCGGCTTTTCAGGCGTCAAGATTACAGAGGTGCTGGAGGTGCGAATCATGAAGCTGCTCAAAAGCACACCACCAAACAACTAACATGAATATAACCCGACGCGCAGCCAACGTCCACACGTTCGACTGCGAAGGGAAGGAGGCGGAGTTTCTGCTGGTCAGCGACCTGCACTGGGACAACCCAAGGTGCGATCGCGATTTACTCAAGAGCCACCTCGACGAAGCCGTGCGCCGCAACGCCAAGGTCATCATGAATGGCGACACGTTCTGCCTGATGCAGGGGCGCGGTGATCCACGCAGGGGCAAGGATGAAATCAGACCGGAACACAACCAGGGTAACTACCTGCAAGCCGTCGTAAACGACGCGGTGCAGTGGTTCAAGCCTTACGCCAAGCACATCGCGCTGATCGGCTACGGCAACCACGAAACAAGCGTGATCCGCAATGTCGAGTTTGACGCCTTGCAGATGTTCGTCACGCTGCTCAACCACGAGTGCAAGACCGACGTTCAGCTTGGCGGCTACGGCGGCGCGATCCTGTTCGGCTTCAAACACAGTGCTAAAGTAAACCACCGGACACGCTTTGCGATGCACTACTACCACGGTTCAGGCGGAGGTGGCCCAGTGACCAAGGGCGTCATCCAAGACCAGCGGATCATGGCGATGGTTGAAGGCTACGACTGCACTTGGCAAGGTCACGTGCATGAGTTGTACCATCATGTCAACGTCGTCACCTACCTGAACCGAAGCGACTATATGATCAAACAACGGCCGTTGCATCAAATACGCACGGCGACCTACAAAGAGGAATACGATGGCGGCGTTGGAGGCTTCCACGTTGAGCGAGGCAGGCCGCCGAAGCCATTGGGCGGCTACTGGATGAAGCTGAAGTTGGTTCATCTGAACACCAAGAAGATAGACACTCGCGTCATTGATGCGACGTTTACGACGACCAGCACCCGATAGGGTGCAAGTGAGGGCAATACGCGGCCTTTCATACCTGATGGGGTGTAAATTATAGTACCAATGTAAGGGCAAAGCTGACTGCAATGCTTTAACCCATCGATTTCGATGGAATTAAGTAATTTTGTGACCTAATCAGGCATCATGCGAAACATCAAATACATCGTCGTACACTGCACCGCGACACCGCACTCAACTACAATCGATTCGATTCAGAACTACTGGCGGACAAACCTGAAGTGGAAGTCACCCGGATACCACAAGGTCGTCAAACCAAACGGCGAAGTCATCACGCTGGCACCGGATGACACCGTGTGCAACGGTGTTGCTGGCTACAATAGCGTGAGCCTCCACATCAGCTACATCGGCGGAGTTGACAGCAGAGGAAACCCTGTTGACAATCGCACGCAAGGGCAAAAAGACGCACTCTCACAGGTCTTGCACGAATGGCGCGCCAAGTACCCAGCGGCTAAAATCCTCGGCCACCGCGACTTTCCGAAAGTAGCCAAAGCCTGCCCATCGTTCAATGCGACACAGGAATACGCTCATATTTAGCCTCCTGCTTTTTGGCTGCTGCCGGAAACCTGCGGAGGTGATCCGCACCAGCGCTGTCGTTCATACTGACCGGCAAGTGGTGACCGCTGGCAGCTTGACGGAGTTGACGCTTCCCGACCTGTGCGATAGTGCCGGGTTGATACGTCGATTCACTTTGCGCGATAGTGCGAAAACAAGCGTTTTAAGCGTAGCAAATTCAGGTAGTGGCATTGTCATACGCTTACGCAGAGATACGGTCGTAGAACGCTTAATAATGCGCGACACGACAATCGTAGAGCGCACGGTTGTCGTTGAGCCGAAGAAGCGCAAAAGCAGGTGGCCGATACTGCTAATGGGAGCGATTTTGGGACTGCTGGCGAGCGTCGTCTTGTTCGCTCGGTTGAGGTAACGGCGAAAAATCAAGGCTTGGAAATCGGGGGCGTCTGAAAGTTTTTTTCGGAATGTGCCTATACGCGCTGGAAACGCAGAAAAAAAAATTAAAAAAAGTTTGGAACATATATATATATGTATGTATATTTGCATATACCAAAGCGGTAGAAACTTAACCAACCTAAAAAAAACAACCCATGAACCACCTCAATCAACAACTTGCAATTTTTTACGTAGGCACTCAGCCTGATACTTGCCAAGCAGGATGCAACAAAGTCACCTTTATACACTTTGACACCTACTGCCCTTATATGAATTGGGTAGAGGTAGAAGTGAAAGGCTACCGCCTCCTTGTAGATGCAAACCAACTTACCAACCTCACCAATCGTTAACCCTATAAACCCAACCAACCCATGAACCACGACATCATCAGTTACACCCCGATTACCCTCGACAACGGCAAGGTCGTTGAGGCCTACATCCACAAGCTGCCGAGCGGACTTTACGCAATGCACGCGGACTATCCGTTTACTGCAAACAGCAACCCGACGCGAACACGTCAAATTGTAGATGCACTTTTCCGCAGTCAACATCGCGACTGGTTTCGCTTCATCCGATTCCAGCGCTCATCAACACCTCTACCAATGCCAACCTTTAACCAAACCAACCCATGAACTTCATCCCTGCTTATCTCTACGCGTGGCATCGCCACATCCGCTACATGCTGGAAACAACCGCAACGCCTTCATCCAGCGAAACAAAAAAGCCGCTGACGTTCAACTACGAACTCTACGGCCGGTACCTTCAAGCACGTCACAACCTCCTAAACCAAATCTAACAATGCAAAGACCACCAACCCTTTGGGATCGCATGAGCGACGAAACCCGCGCGGCTATTGAAAGCTACGAACTACCACACAGCCGTAAGTCCTGCATAGAGCTCCTTACAACTAACTATTTCTACACGCAGTGCACGTTTAACGAAATACAAATGCTGCTGATAGTGCTGAACAAAGAACGCACCCTGTCTAACTTCCAAAACCTATTCAACTAATGAGCAACCTACTCCTGATCATCCCATTCCTGCTGTCAATGGTATACATGATGGCAGACTTCCACCACAGCATTTTGTGGTACATATCATTCTGCGCGCTGCCAGTTATTTATTTATGTATATTTGCGTACCTAAAGAAAAACAATGAACTCAACGAAGAAGATGACACCTACACTTTCTAATCAATCTAAAATGCAACTTACCTCCGTTTATTGCGAGGCTGACACCCTCACCCTATGCCGGGCGCGTTATGGCAGCATCCGCGCCGCGTTGAACTTCGCTGCAAACCAACCAACTAAACCAAATAAACCAACTAAAAATGATTCACAGTAAAATAATTGAATGCATGCGAGAGGTTGGTGCCATCGGTAAAAACAAAACCAATCAACAGCAAGGTTACAAATACCGAGGCATCGAGGACTTCATGAACGCCTGTCATCCAATTTTCGCCAAGCACGGAGTGTACGTGCAAACCAAAATCGTTAATGTCAGCCGAGAGGACAGAGTGTCAAATAAGGGCAGCGCACTCATTTACACAATGATGACCGCACAGTTTACATTTATAGCCGAGGATGGCAGCAGCGCAACAACCGAGGTCGTCGGTGAAGGCATGGACAGCGGTGATAAATCAGCGAACAAGGCACTGTCGGCTGCATTTAAATACGCTCTCGCGCAGTTAATGGTAGTACCCTATGCAATGATTGACAGCGAAATTGAATCGCCAATAGTAGCTGCAAAAAGCGACGACCTGCAAAACCTACGCGTCAAATACGGTCAGATGCTGATGGCTAAGGTCAGCGATCCGCAAGAACGCTTTAAGCTGGAAGCACGCGAGAACTGGGATGCGGCGAAGTACGAATCCGGAATCAAATACCTTTCAACCCTTTAACCAACCAAACCAATGAAAAAGCAAGAAGCCAAAAACCTGATGACCAAGTTCATCAACAAGCAACGCGAAGAGCGCTACGCCTTCGGCTGGAAGCAGCATATGGATCTGCTGGCCTTCAAGGAAAGTCAGATGAAAGAGCGCCAACAGTTCATCGCTCAACTGCAAGGAGGTGACCAATGCTGACGCTGCCCACCAACATCGACAGGGCAGAGATAGAGGCCTTCGTCAACCACGTCACCGCCGAAGTAATGGACGGCCACGTCGATCCGCTTTCCGTACACATCCGCTGCAAGGCGGTTGTGAAGGCGCTGGAGGCTATCATCGAGCGTACCGAAGAGCTGGCGAAAGACACCGCCGCAACCTACGGCAAGGGCGAGTTCAAGTTTCACGGCGCAAGCGTTCAGCTACGCGAGCCGCGTGACATGCCGGACTTTACGCAAGATCCAGTCTGCGTTGAACTGGCAGACCGCCTCAAAGCAAGACACGAGTTAGTCAAGACCGCGTTTAAGATGGCAAGCACCGCCGCCATCGTTGACCCAAACACTGGCGAAGTCGTGCCAGTGGTACCAGTGAAGCCTGCAAAAACTACATTAACCGTTACATTCAGATGAAAACAATAGCACAACAAATCAAATGGAACTTTGAAACCAATGATGAATTGGAAATCAAAGACAAGAATGGTAATCAAATCTACTTTGAGGATTCAAATGGATTTTGGACAAAGCGAGAATACGATTCTAAGGGCAATGAAATCTACTTTGAGGATTCAGAGGGATTTTGGGTAAAGAGGGAGTACGATTCTGAAGGCATCCTAATCTACTTTGAGAATTCAGATGGTGAAATTGAAGAGAACCGACCATACCCTAAATCCATCGAAATCGATGGAATTAAATATAAACTAACCAAACTATGACACAATTTGAACGCGATGAAGCGATGATGTCGCTAATCCACCACAACATGCAGCTGGGCAAGATCGTGACGCTCGTTGGCCAGCTATTCCAAAATGTATCGCCTGAAGTTTCGGCGCGCCTCTACCCGATTTGGGCGGAGGCGTACAGGAGCGCGCTCCAAGACATGCAGAACGCCTACAACCTTGGCGTGACCGAAGAGCGTGCCAAGTATGAACAACTAAACCCAACCAACCAATGAGCATAGAACGCAAATTTTCACAACACTACGACATCCCACACAACGGTGGCAGAATTGACATTGAAGTCCACATCGAGTACGAATCGACGAATTGGACGGAAGACAGCACAGGCGACATCGACATCCTCGACGCTTATTTGTCAAGTTTTAAGTACATAAAACAGGACACAACGCCACCAGAAGTCAAAGTCGGGGAAATGCCACCAGTGCTGTTCGAGTGGAAGAAAGCCGTCATGAGCGACGCGGAAGCCGAGAGCGCACAGGCGTGGCTCGATCAGACACCGCTGGACTTCTTCTACGATGCAGCCTTCGAAAACGAATGCGAAGAATGGAACGCACCGCCACTATTTTTGCAGCCATAAGCCTATGAACTGGATAGCGTGTAAAGACCAAATGCCGATTGAGAGAGAAAAAGTCTTGTTTCTGGCATTTGAT